CAACTACACCCCGGTACCGCCGCTCGAAGACCTGGGCTTCATCCAGCGCATCACCGACACCTACCTCATCGACTTCGGCGCCCGCGTCGCGGCCGCCGCATAAGGAGCCACCATGGCACTGCCACGCAAACTCAAACGCCTGAACGTCTTCCTCAATGGCGATAACTGGGTCGGTGAAGCGGAAGATTTCACCCCGGCCAAGCTGTCCCGCAAGTTTGAAGCCTATCGCGGCGGCGGCATGGGGGGTGCCGTCAACATCGACATGGGGCTGGATGACAGCGCCCTCGATGTCTCGTTCACCTTCGGCGGCTACGGCGAACCCCTGCTGAGTTGCATGGGTGAGCCCAAAGCCGACGGCACCAGCCTGCGCTTTGCCGGTTCAGTCCAGCGTGATGACACCGGCGAAGTGGTCGCTGTCGAAATCGTCTGTCGTGGCCGCTTCAAAGAGCTCGACCGCGGCACTCTCAAGGCTGGCGACAACACCCAAGCCAAAGTCAGCATGGTCAACACCTACTACAAAGAGACCATCAACGGCCGGGTGATGCACGAGATTGACCTGATCAACATGGTCGAGATTGGCCCCGACGGCGTCGACCGCATGGCCGAACACCGCAAAGCCATCGGCCTCTAACCCACCCAACAACCCAACGGGCGGCCCTTATCCCAACAGAAAGTGCCGCCCTCACCACATCCACAACAGGAACAAGCACCATGGAACAGAAAGAAATCACCCTCGACACCCCGATCCAGCGCGGCGAGAACACCCTCAACAGCCTGATCATCCGCAGCCCCAAGAAGGCGGGCCACCTGCGCGGGCTCAACACCATGGACATCGTCCAGATGAACGTGGATACCCTCATCAAACTGCTGCCCCGCATCACCGACCTGACCGAAAAGGAAGTCAACGACATGGACCCGGCTGACCTGCTCAAAGCCGGGGTAGTGGTGGTCGGTTTTTTGATGGGCTCGCAGCAGGAGGCCTACCTCACTGCATAGATGACCTGATGGCAGAGATCGCCATCATCGCCCACTGGCCGCCGTCCGAGATGGCGGCCATGGAGATCAGCGAGCTGATGGGCTGGCACCAACGCCTCGTTGAGATTCACAACCGCATCAACGGGGCAGACGAACAATGAACCCTCTCAAACTGCAAATCCTGCTCGGGGCGGTCGACAAACTGACCGCCCCCCTCAAAGCAGTCAGCGGCCAGAGCCGCCTGACAGCTAAAGACCTGGTCGACACCAAAAAGCGCATCAAAGATCTCGAAACCCAGAGTGGCCAGATTGACGGCTATCGCACCCTGGGCCAACAGATTGGCGCTACCCGCGCCCAGCTCACAGCAGCCCAGCGCGATGCCCAGCAGATGGCCCAGCAACTTGCCCGGGTCGAGCAACCGACCAAGGCCATGACCCGCGCCATGGAGCAGGCCAAACAGAAGGTACGCGACCTCTCCCAGCAAGAGCGGGAAATGGTCGCCCGTCACGGCAGCCTGAAACGGGCCCTGGGCGAGGCAGGTATCAACACCAAGCAGCTCGGCGAACACCAGCGCCGCCTCAAGACCGATCTGGCTTCCGCCAATACCCAGCTCGACCAGCAGCGCGCCAAGCTGGGCCAACTGGCCGACCAGCAAAAGCGCCTCAACCAGGTCAAGGCCAGCTATCGCCAGACCCAAGAACTGCGCGGCCAGATTGCCGGCCACGGCGCCACAGCCCTGGCGACCGGCACTGCCATGGGCTTGACCACCCTCAAGCCGGTGATCGAGTTCGCCAGAGCTGAAACATCGGTCGTAGACCTCAAGGTCTCCATGATGGGCAAGGGCGGCCAGGTGCGGCAGGAGTTCCAAGCCATCAGCGATCTGGCCACCAAGCTCGGCAACAAACTGCCGGGCACCACGGCGGACTTCCAGAACATGATGAGCACGCTGATCCAGCAGGGGATGAGCGCAAAATCCATCCTGGGTGGCCTGGGTGAGGCAACTGCCTATCTCGGTGTGCAGTTGAAAATGCCCTTCGACCAAGCGGCGCTGTTTGCGGCCAAACTGCAAGATGCCACCGGCACCGCCGAGAACGACATGATGGGGCTGATGGACACCATCCAGCGATCGTTCTACCTGGGCGTTGACAGCAACAACATGCTGGGGGCATTCAGCGCCCTGACACCAGCGCTCAGTGTTCTGCGAAAAACGGGGCTAGACGCGGCTAATACCCTTGCCCCGCTGATTGTCATGGCAGATCAGGCAGCCTTGAGCGGGGAATCGGCGGGCAACGCCTACCGCAAAATTTTTCAGATGAGCATGAACCCCGACAAAATTGCCAAGGCCACAAAAGGCACCGGGCTCAAGTTGGATTTCACCAATGGCAAGGGGGAGTTTGGCGGGCTGGAAAACATGTATACCCAACTTGCCAAGCTCAAGAATCTCAACACCGTCGCCCGCCTGCGTGTGCTCAAGGGCATCTTTGGTGATGATAAAGAGACGCTACAAGCCCTCGACATCATGATCACAAAGGGCATGGACGGCTACCGAGCCACACAGAAGAAAATGGCCGACCAAGCCGCCCTGCAAGAGCGGGTCAACGCCCAGCTCGGCACCCTGGGCAGCCTGTGGGATGCAGCCACCGGCACCTTCACCAACGCCATGGTCAACTTCGGTGAAGCTATCGCCCCTGAAATCAAGGCAATCACGGAATGGATCGCCGAACTGTCAGAGCGCCTTGGTGACTGGGCAAAGAAAAACCCGGAACTCTCCAACACCCTGATGAAGGTTGGCGGCATCCTCTCCGCAGTGACCATCGCCTTTGGCGGTCTGTCGCTGGCAGTGGCCGCAGTCTTGGGCCCCATGGCCATCATGAAATTGACCTTCGGGATCTTGGGTGTCAAAGGCACTTTCCTCGGCAAAGTCATCACCATGCTGCTGGCCCCACTCAAGTGGCTAACCGTCGGCATTTTCAGGATGGGGATGGCAATGCTCACCACCCCGGTAGGCTGGTTCATCATGGGTATCGCAGCGATCGCCGGGGGTGCCTACCTCATCTACAAAAACTGGGACGGCATCGCCAAGTGGTTCAGCGAACTCTGGGAAAAATGCAAAGCCCCGCTGATGGCCTGGTGGGATCTGCTCAAAGAGCTGTTTTCATGGACTCCCATCGGCATGCTGATTGCCCACTGGAACGACATCTGGGCCTTCTTCGACACCCTGCCAGATGGCGCAGTCAACAAGGGAAAAGCCATCGTGCAGGGGCTGATCGACGGCATCACCGCCAAATGGAAGACCCTGATGGAGAAGGTCAAGGAATTCACCAAATACCTGCCAGACTGGTTCACTGGCGGTGACGTCACCATCGGCCAGGACAAATCGACCGGGCCGAGTTACCTGACGGGTAACCTACCCCAGCCGGCACTGGCTGGCGCCAGCGGCTACGGCCCCCGCATTGTACCTACACCGGTGCCAAAACCCGTCGCGGCAAGAGGTGGAAACACCACAACCACCCACCAATGGACCATCGTGCAGCAGCCGGGGGAAACACCTGATGATCTCGTTCGCAAGATTGACCAACGGATAGAACAGCGCGAGCGGCAGGCCGCCGCCCGTGGCCGCGCCACGCTGGGCGATCGCAACTAAGGAGCAACCACCATGATGATGACCCTGGGCTGGTTCGTGTTTATGCGCTCGACCGTTGCCCCACAATCCCAGCAAGACGAATGGGCATGGCGCCACCCGGGCAATAACCGGGTCGGTGCCCGCCCGGCTTACCAATTCCTAGGCCCTGACGATGAAACCAGCACCCTGAGCGGAGTACTCTACCCAGAGTTGACCGGCGGGCCTGTGTCTCTCGACATGCTGCGCCAGATGGGTGACAGCGGCGAAGCCTTCCCCCTGATCCAGGGCGATGGCGTGATGCGTGGCTCGTTCGTGATAGAGGGCATCAGCACCACCCGCACCGAGTTTTTCAGCGATGGTGCCGCCCGCAAGATAGAGTTCAGCATCAAGCTCAAGCGGGTCGACGACAACGACAGCACGCTGGGCAACACCCTGCTGGGGCGCACCGCGGGCAACCTGCTCGGCCGCTTGGGGGTGGGCAAACTCATGGGTAGCATCGGCGGCAAGCTGGGGGGGATCCTCTGATGGGGGCACTTGACCAGTTCGGCAGCCGCCTGGCCGAGAATCTCGGCATCACCAGCTCGCTCGATGCACTGCGCCAAGGTCATCCAGTGCCGGCCTACCAGCTGCTGGTCGATGACAAAGACATTTCGGCCGCCATCCGCCCGCGCCTGATGTCGATGACCATCACCGACAACCGGGGTTTCACCGCCGACACCATCGAGATCAGCCTCGATGACAGCGACGGACAGCTCGATATGCCGCGCCGGGGGGCCACCCTGCGCGTCCTTATCGGCTGGCAAGGCAGCGCCCTGGTAGACAAGGGCACCTACAAGATCGACGCGGTGGAGCACAACGGGGCCCCGGACGTGCTCACCATCCGGGGTTCATCGGCAGACCTGCGCGGGGGTATGAACAAACTGCGCGAGCGCAGCTGGCACCAATCCACCGTAGGCAGCATCGTCGAGCAGGTGGCCGCCACCTACCAGCTCACCCCCTGTGTGGGTGACTCGCTCAAGGGCCAGCTGATCGACCACATCGACCAGGCCAACGAAAGTGATCTGGCCTTTCTCACCCGCTTGGCTGGCCAGTGCGATGCTATCTCCACCGTCAAATCTGGCCGCCTGATGTTCATCAAGGCAGGCCAGGGCACCACCGCAAAGGGCCTGCCGCTGCCAGCTATCACCATCACCCGCCAAGATGGCGATCAGCACCGCTTCTCAGTGGCAGACCGAGACGCCTACACCGGCGTGACGGCCTACTGGCAAGACAACAAGTCCGCAGAGAAAAAGAAAGTCGAGGTGAAGCGCAAGAGAAAGACCAAGCCGAAACCAGAGCGGCCATTACCGCCGGGCGTCGTGGTCAACAAGAAAGAGAACGAGCTGCTGGTCGGCAGCAGCGAGAACGTCAAGGAGCTACGCCACATCTACGCTAACCAGGCCAACGCCATGCGGGCGGCCAGGGCAGAGTGGGAGCGGATCCAGCGCGGGGTGGCCGAGTTCGACATCACCCTGGCCAGGGGCCGACCAGAACTCTACCCGGAACAACCCACCACCGTCAGGGGGTTCAAGCCACAGATAGACGAGGCCGACTGGCTGCTCACCCAGGTGCTGCACGACCTCACCAATCAGGGCTACACCAACCGCCTCCAGCTCGAAGTGAAACTCGACGAGCTACCGGAATAAAAATGGCGGCAGAAGATAAGCTGCCGCCACTTCATCGCCATGCTATAAAACAAACACAGCAAGCGACTGATTATTAAAGATATTTAAAATAAAATATAGTCGAGATGGTTGTAGTTAAGGTGTGACATGCTATTTTCACTCCATCCTTAAAATGCCATGACGCCATCAAAATTCGTCGCCACTTTATCGCCACCATTCACAATTAAAACCACAAGGCATTGATTCAATTGAAGTAATTAAGCACACTACAGTAAAGATGATTGTAGTTAAGATGTGACATCCAGTGAAAACCCCATGTCAATCAACAAGGTGAAAGGTTAATAATGTCAATCATTGGGCTATAAACCTAAACTCCGTCGCCACTTTGCCGCCACTTTTCAAGCGGGTTGAGACGGGCGGCATCTTCAAGGTGATCGGGCGCAAAGTGGGCATAACGCATTGTGTCTCTGATGTTGGCATGCCCGAGGATTTTCTGTAGCACTAGAATGTTGCCGCCGTTCATCATGAAGTGGCTGGCGAAGGTATGCCGCAGCACATGGGTGAGTTGCCCATCTGGTAAATCTATTCCCGTCGTTTTCAGCACCCGTCCGAAATCCAGGTAGCAGGGGGTGAATAGCCGCCCGCTTTTATCTCCGGTCATCAGTTCGCCGTACAGTGCCTGGCTTATCGGGACCGTCCGGTTTTTCTTGCCCTTGGTGTTGGTATAGGTGATGCGGAACGGCGTCACCTGTGACGCCGTAACCGCCTCGGCTTCGCGCCACCGGGCCCCTGTCGCCAAGCAGATCTTGATGATGAGCACCAGGTCAGGGTTGTGGTATTGCTGGGCAGCAGTAAGCAACTCGGCAATCTGGGCCGGTTGCAAGAAGGTCATTTCAGGGTCGGGGGTTTTGATGCTCATCGTCGTTTGCAACGGGTGGGCATGCTGCCACTCGCCCAACCGAATCAGCTCCCCAAATACCGCCTTGAGAAAGGCCAGCTCCTGATTGACCGTTCGGGCAGTGATCGCCTTCTTGGCCCCCACGTTCCAACCGTTGTCGATCTCGCCGGCCATCCGTTTGGCCCGGTAGTGCGCCCACATCGAGGGGGTGATGTCGATCGCCTTGGGGTTACCCATGCCGTTGCAGATGATCTGCAGCTTGGCCAGCCTGACCTGATTGCGCTTGAGGGTTTGCCCATGAAGCTTGTACCAGAGCTCGATCAGCTCCTGCAGGGTGCGATGTTCTTTCGCCTCTTGCCCCAACCAGGGTTTGGCCTGATGTTCATCCAAGATAAACCGTTCCCAAGCAACGGCCTCGCCCTTGGTGACAAAACGCTTTCTCTTGCGGGGACCGGCACGCCCCTGAGGGTAAACCTCTACCAACCAGGGGTTAGTTGAACCATCGGAGAGTTTGCGAACGGTCATTATTTGCTGATCGTGACTAGGAGGTTGCTATCACCAACAAGAGATATATTGACAGGCAACCCGTTTATAACGTGTTTACCAGGTTCGATTTGGCCTGACATAGCATCATCAATCAGCTTGCCATCCGTCCCTGTGACCACTGCCGTCAACTTGGTGACCATATCTTTTGCCACCAAGTTCTTCTCTTTGAACTCAGCTTCGGGAAATGTCGTTAGCGCTACGTTGATCCGGTCTGGCGATGATCTGAACTCAATGGCAGCATCAGGGCTTTCTTGCATGTAAAAGCCATGCCCATCTTCGAGGTTATATTTTTTAACCGGTATCAATTCAACCGCTTCCAGGATCTTCGCTTCATCCAGAATTGGTGGAGTTACAACTGACTCTGCCACTACAGCCTGAGCTTGTGTTGTGTCTGATGAGTCGCAACCAAGTAAAAATGCAGTGAGAGAGAGCGTGATGGCGAAGCGCTTAATAGTTTGCACGAAGGGGATCCTTAATTGATGAGTAAATAGACTCGGAAGAATACAGAGCAAACATGGTTATGCTCCTGCTATATCAGAATTTCTTACCAGCCCAGACCACCCGGCCTACCACATGCAGGTCTGTCCGTTGCTCCTTGGTAAATTCCCATGACTGATAGGTGGGGTTATCGCTGACCACCTTAACGTCACCCAGGGGGGAGAACTGCAGACGCTTCACGAACAGACCACCTTCCATCCGAATCACATGCAGCCCATCCCTCGGCGCATCGCCGTTGGCCATGTGCAGCAAGATGATGTCGTTATCAGAGATAGTGGGCTCCATGCTGTCGCCCTTCGCCCGGATCACTGCCAGCCGCTCGGGCTTTAACCCTTCCTTTCTCAGCCACTCGGTACGGAACGCCATCGGCTCCGACTTCTGCTCATCGCTGACAAACTGGCCATGCCCTGCCGACGCAAATACCTGGTAGCTGTCGATGAAGGTGAAATCGTCATTGCAGCCCATCAGGGGGCTTGGGGCGGTTTCGATCCTCGGAGCCTGGGCCTGATAGTCGGCCGCCATTTCTCGGGCTTCTTGAACGGATTGACCTGATGAAGGGATGGCGGTTGCGCCAGCCAGAATTCGCTCCCAGTCATCACCACAGGCCAACCACCTGAGATCAACGCCAGTTGCGACGGCAATCGCAACCAGTCGCTCCACATTGGGCTGCGCGTCCATCTGTTCATACTTATAGATTGACGAGTCAGCCATCCCTACGCGAATAGCCAGAGAGCGTCTTGATTCCTCGCCCCTGACCTCGATCAGCCTCTTTGCGAACCCAGCAGAGTCGAACGAGCCAACTTTAAATCCTTCCATAAGAAAATCACCATTGGCAAAAAATGGAGAATATGGGGTTGACGACCTTGACAAATCGCACAACCAGCTCCATCATCACTCTGCAATAAGGCAGAGAAAGGAGAGTTTCTCGGCTTTATTTTAGAGTTGATAACGTCAAACAAAGGCGTATTAGCCGAAAAAATAGAGAGAAGGTTTCCATCATGACACAAATGCAAACAGCATTCACCTTTCCGGTCTGCTCCAAAGAGAAGTTCGCCGAGATGACCGGTTTCACCGAGGACTACGTCCAATCGATGATCGAAGCAGGGCGTCTTCCTATCCTGCCGAAAACCGGGCTGCGCCAAAAAGTAGTCATCAACCTCGAAGCGCTGCGGATGGAATGCCATCAAGCAGCACTCATCTCTCGTTGAGTCTCGTTTATTCACGGAGATACGACCATGTTTAAACAGGCCGCAACCAAACAGCAGAACTATGAGGCAGCGTGCGCACTTTTCGCAGCTCGTTACTCGATCGCCGATATCGCCAGAGAGTCAGGCATCGGTGAACAGATGCTGCGCAACAAGCTGAACCCAGACCAGCCACATCAACTGACCGCTCGTGACTTGGTAGCCATCTACCAAGCCACCGGCGACGACACGCTGTTTGATGGCCTGCTGTTTGACTGCGGCCTGACCGCCGTTCGTCTGCCGGTAGCTGCCCAGGTTGCCCCAGAGGCCCGCGCCCAACAGGCGCTCAATGCGGGGGCCCAGATCCTGGGCGTCACGGCCCAGGCCACCACCCTCCTCGCCGGTGACCGCGTCACCAAATCACACCGAAACACCGTCGTCACCGGCATCTGGGCAGGCATCGAGTACCTGGTGGTGATCGCCACCGAAGTCGAGAACAAGTTTCAAGCCGTCCCGAGTCTGGCGTGTGCCGTTGATCTGGCCCACGCCGCGCTTGGCGCATAGGAGACCAGACATGAGATTGATTTGCCCCCACTGCGGTTACCACGCGAATACCCGCAACTCCACCAAAATGAGCTCGCTGACAGGCCACGCCTATTACGCCTGCAGCAATGTCGACTGCGGCCACACCTTCAAGGCCGCGTTTGAAATCGTCGGCACCATCAGCCCATCCGCCATGCCCAATCCGGCCATCGTGCTGCCG